GCTAACGCTTCTACTGCAACAAATACTACACAGAACAATTCTATTGCGGCTGCTTTTACTCAAGCAAATACCGGTGTTAATAATGCTCTATCAGCAAGTAATTATGCTAATGGTGCGTTTACAGCAGCTAATTCAGCAGCCACGTTATCAGCTGCTACCGATGTAACACAGAACAATAGTATCACAGCTGCATTTGCGAGAGCAAACAATTCATTAAACGTCCAAGCTGGTGGTGCAATCACTGGTAATTTAACAGTTAGTGGAAACTTAACTGTTCTTTCAAACGCAACAATAACAAATCTTAGTATTACAACTACATTAAATGCAAGCAATGTTGCCTTGACTGTTAATAGCATAACAACTGGTACTGGCACTGGTGGTACAATTGCTGGTGCAAATGTAGTATACTCAAATATCTTTGTTGCTAATAGTACCACAACTTCAATATCAAATTCAACTGGCGCCATTATTTCAAATGGTGGTTTAGGTGTTAAAGGCAATGTTTATGCTGATGCAATATATGATGGCGGAGTTGAGATAATTCTTTTTGCCAACGCAGCTTTCAATACTGCAAATGCCGCATTTATTTCTGCCAACTTGGCCAATGGTGTAGATACAACACAAAACAATAGTATCACAGCCGCATTCACACAGGCCAATACTGCCGTAACAAATGCTGGTAGTGCTTCTATCTACGCTAACGGTGCTTTCTTAGCAGCCAATTCAGCAGCTACATTATCAGCTGCAACTGATGCAACACAAAACGCCAACATTACATCAGTAACAAATACGGCTGCAGCTGCTTTCATTCAAGCAAACACAGCAGTTAGTAATGCTTTATCGGCCAGTAATTATGCAAACGCTGCCTTTACAGCAGCTAATTCAGCGGCTACGTTATCAGCAGCTACCGATGTAACTCAAAACAATTCCATAACGGCTGCTTTTTTAGCAGCCAATTCAGCAGCTACACTATCAGCTGCTACTGATGCAACACAGAACAATAGTATTACAGCTGCTTTTACCAGAGCTAATAATTCTATTAGCGCAAATGCAGGTGGTACAATTACTGGTGATTTAGTTGTTACTGGTAATTTGACAATTAGTGGTCAAACAACGTATGCAAATACCATATCTGTTCAACTTGGTGATAATATTATCACTCTCAATGCTGAGACACCAACTTCATTAACACCAACAGAAAACGCTGGTTTTGAAGTCAATCGTGGTAATACTTTTGCAAATGCTTCTTTCCTATGGATAGAAAGTGCAGGCAAGTGGCAAGCAAATACTGGTGCAGCAACTGGTGCTTATTTTATTGCAAACGAAGCGAATACAACATCTGCTGGTGTTTATGCTAATGGCGCATTTGCAGTTGCTAATCAGAGTTTACTAATTGATACAACTCAAAACAATTCTATTGCAGCTGCATTTACTCAAGCAAATACCGCAGTTACTAATGCTCTATCAGCAAGTAATTATGCAAACGCTGCCTTTACAGCAGCCAATTCAGCTGCTACACTATCAGCTGCAACTGATGCGACTCAAAACGCCAACATTACATCGGTAACAAATACTGCAACGGCTGCTTTCTTGGCGGCTAACTCAGCTGCTACACTATCAGCTGCTACCGATTTAACACAGAACAATAGTATTACAGCTGCATTTGCTGCAGCTAATGCCGCTACTGCAATTGATACCACACAAAACAATTCTATTGCGGCTGCATTTACACAGGCCAACCTTGCTGTTGTTAATGCATTATCCGCAAGTAACTATGCTAATGCGGCTTTTGCAGTTGCTAATCAAAGTTTACTGATTGATGCAACACAGAATAATAGTTTAACAGCGGCCTTTGTTCAGGCTAATGCCGCATACACAAGAGCTAACAATAGTCTGAATGCTAATACTGGTGGTACAATCACCGGTAACGTAACCATATCTAGCAATGTAACAATTACTGGTAACGGCACATCATTAACCATTCGGTCTAATACTGCATTCGTAAGTCCAAATACACAAAACACCATCACCATGAGAATGTTGAATGGCGGTACATTGTCATTCTCTGGTAATGCTGGTGAGTTGTTCTCTATTACCGACAGTATGGCTGCAGGTAGTATCTTCTCAGTTAATGACATTTCTGGTTTGCCTGTTATTGATGTTGATGCCAATGGATGGATTTCCATGGCACAGTATGGCGGTAACGTACACATCTACAATGCAGCCACCTCTGTATCTAATTCAACAGGTGCATTGGTTGTCGATGGAGGCGTTGGAATAAGAGGGAACGTATATGCAGATGCAGTTTATGATGGAGGCGTTGAGGTCATTGCTTTTGCCAATGCAGCTTTCAATACTGCAAATGCCGCATTCATTTCTGCCAACTTGGCCAATGGTGTAGATACGACACAGAATAACAGTATCACTGCTGCATTTATTGCTGCAAATAGTGCCGGCATTTACGCTAACGGTGCCTTTACGGCAGCCAATGCAACTACAACATTACAGTCTGGTATCAATACAACTCAGAATACCAACATTACATCCGTAACAAATACGGCTGCAGCTGCTTTCTTAGCAGCCAATTCAGCAGCTACATTGTCAGCTGCTACCGATGCAACGCAAAATAATAGTATAGCAGCTGCTTTCTTAGCTGCTAATTCAGCAGCCACTTTATCAGCAGCTACCGATGCAACTCAAAATACCAACATCACATCGGTAACAAATACGGCAACGGCTGCTTTCTTAGCAGCCAATTCAGCTGCTACATTATCAGCTGCAACTGATGTAACTCAAAATAATTCCATAACGGCTGCTTTCTTGGCGGCTAACTCAGCTGCTACACTATCAGCTGCTACCGATTTAACACAGAACAATTCCATAACAGCTGCTTTTATCAGAGCTAATAATTCTATTAGCGCAAATGCGGGTGGTACAATCACTGGAGATTTAGTTGTTACTGGTAACTTAACAATTAGTGGTCAAACAACTTATTCCAATACAGTACAACTCTTAGTTGGTGACAACCTTATCACATTGAATGCTGAGTTACCAACATCAGTAACACCAGTAGAAAATGCTGGTATTGAAATCAATCGTGGTAATACTTTTGCTAACTCATCACTATTGTGGATTGAGGCTTCTGGTAAGTGGCAAGCAAATAGTGGTTCTGCAACTGGTGCTTATTTCCTTGCTAATGAAGCCGTTGTTACAGCTGCTTTCTTAGCAGCCAATTCAGCGGCTACGTTATCAGCAGCTACCGATGTAACTCAGAATACCAATATTACATCAGTAACAAATACGGCTGCAGCTGCTTTCTTAGCAGGCAACACAGCTGCAACATTGCAGTCTACAATTAATACTACACAAAATAATAGTATAACAGCTGCTTTCTTAGCTGCTAATTCAGCAGCTACATTATCAGCTGCTACTGATGCAACACAAAACACCAACATCACATCGGTAACAAATACGGCTGCAGCTGCTTTCTTAGCAGGTAATACAGCTGCTACATTGCAGTCTACAATTAATACTACACAAAATGCTAGTATTACATCGGTAACAAATACGGCAACGGCTGCTTTTTTAGCAGCCAATTCAGCAGCTACATTATCAGCTGCTACTGATGCTACTCAAAATAATTCCATAGCAGCTGCTTTCTTAGCAGCCAATTCAGACTTTACCAATGTATCTGTAGCTGCAGGAACTTATGGAAATACAACTCATTATGGTGTTGTTACTGTTGCCGCTAATGGTCGTGTAACTTCAGTATCAACATTTCCAGTTGTAGATTCAAGTGCGATTGCTTTTTCAATTGCTTTAGGATAAAATATGGCAAAACCAACAACAAGAGCTGAGTTTAAAACTTACTGTCTACGTAGACTAGGTTTTCCTGTTATCGAAATTAACGTAGATGATGACCAAGTTGATGACCGAATTGACGATGCACTAGCATTTTTCAATGACTACCACTTTGATGGTACCGAAAAAATTTACATGAAACACCGCATTACTGCGGAAGATATTAATCGCCGTTGGATTTATTGTCCAGATGCGGTTACTTTTGTGACCAATGTATTCCCATTTGATGATTCAAACTCATCAATCAATATGTTTGACTTGCGTTATCAGTTACGCTTGCATGATTTGTACGACTTCACATCCGTTTCATATGTCTCATATGAGATGACTATGCAACACATTGCAACATTGAATATGTTGTTCTCTGGTAAACCACAATTCAGATTCAATCGTCACCAAAATAAACTGTTCTTGGACATTGATTGGTCAAGTGACCGTGAACCTGGCGAATACGTTATCGTTGAATGTTACCGCAAACTACAACCAGATTCTATTACATTAACTGGTACAGTTACTTGTAATACCACATCTAATAATGTGACTGGCACTGGCACAACATTCGACCAAGAAATTTTAGAAAATGATATAGTTGTTATTGGTGGTGAAGAAAAACAAGTTAGACATATTTTTTCACCTACTGAATTGAGTTTGTATTCTCCAATTTCTTCCAATAAAACAAATGTGTCAGTAGTTAAGACTGGCCTTTCTGATGTATGGAATGACCGTTGGTTGAAACAATATGCAACTGCAAAAATCAAATATCAATGGGGTTCTAACCTAAGTAAGTTTGCTGGCATTCAAATGCCTGGTGGTGTTACACTTGATGGTCCAAGAATTATGCAAGAAGCACTTGATGAAATCCATAAGATTGAAGAAGAAATGTACACAATGAGTAGTTTGCCTAGTGAGATTTTAGTAGGTTAATAATGGCAACTAATGTTTATTTTAATCCATTTCCAACCAATCAGATAACTTCTGAGCAGCTGCTCGTTGAAGATTTATTGATTGAAGCCTTAAAAATTTATGGCATGGATGTTTATTATCTCCCTAGGTCTAGTGGAGATGTAGTAGATTATATCTATGGTGAAGATTCAAATAAACAATATACTTCCGCATATCCAATTGAGTTGTATTTGGAAAATGTTACAGGCATGGATGGTGAAGGAGATTTTATCTCCAAGTTTGGTTTAGAAATTCGTGATGAGATAACACTACTTGTTTCTCGCAGAAGATTTGCTGCAACAGTACCGCAAAATAGACCTAATGAAGGCGATTTAATTTATGTTCCTTTGGTGCAAAACTTTTTTGAGATTAGTTTTGTAGAACACGAAAACGACCAAGCAATGTTCTATACATTAGGTCGTGGCCGTGGTGCCAATGTCTATGTTTATGCATTAAAATTAAAACAATTTGTATTCTCTAATGAATTAGTATCTACAGGCCTTCCAGAAATTGATAATCAAATTAGAGATGCATATCCAAGAACACGGATTTCATTGACTAGTGGTAATGGTACTTTTGTCAATGATGAAATTGTATATCAAGGTGTTGCTTTGTCGAATTCTTCTGCACAAGCTATTGTCCACACATTTACTCAAAATACACACATTGATGTAATTCGCACACAAGGAACATTTGTATCTGGCTCAGTTAAAGGCAATACAAGTAGTGCATTATGGACAATCAATACTGTTTCCGATACTGCAACTATGAATACTGCCTTTGAGGACATTGTTGACAATGCAAGAATTGAAGCCGAATCTGATGGAATTATAGACTTCACAGAACATAATCCTTTTGGCGAACCATAAGGAAATTTAATATGAGTGTTGGATATAATCCAAAAATAGTAACGAGTGGATTGGTATTGTGTTTAGATGCAGCTAGTCGTAAAAGTTATCCTGGTTCTGGTAATTCATATTATAATTTAGTAGGTACCGGTGTTGCAGCAACTGCAACTACATTGTCTATAACTAGTGATGGCAGTTCTGGAAATGTAGCAAATCTTAATTCATCAACTTCAATAAACTATACATTTCCGTCAGTAGTAGATAAAAATTCTTGGTCTCTCATTTATTGGGTTAAAAGCACTGGACTAACAAGTTCTGATTATCGAAATGTGCTAGCATTAATTGAACCAAATGCATCACATAACTACTATTATAATGTTGATACCCGTCAAACAATCAATTCTTATATATTAGGATATCAAAAAGATTTTCTTGTTAATGATTGGCTAACGGCATCGCATATGACTGCTGCTGAGTTTGCGACACAAAAATGGTGGTGTTTAGGAGTGTCGCACAATAATTTAGTGTTTAATCACTACACTAACGGTATTTTATTAAATACACAAACACAAACACGAAATGTTGCCGGATATGGAAACTTGACAGCAGTATCTTTAAATCGAAATGATGGTAATACCGTTCTTTTAGGAGCAGTGCAAGTTTATAATCGAACACTAACAAGTAATGAGTTTCAACAAAATTTTAATGCTCTTCGTGGAAGGGTTGGTATCTGATGGCATTAGCACATTCACCCTCAATCACAACTAAGGGTTTAGTATTATATTTGGATGCAGCTAATTCAAAAAGCTATCCCGGTTCGGGCACAACATTTTATGATATTGCAAGTAATAACCACACAACATTAGTGGGACCACCAGCATTCTCAAATTTAAATAATGGTTATCTTACATTTGATGGCAGTACAAACTATGGAACAGTAGCAAATAATCCTGTTGGCGCAGCTTATTCTAAAATGGTTTGGTTTTATTGTACTAATTTTAGCCCTTCTAATAATTTATTGAGCAGTGATACTGGCGGCCACATATTTTGGTTGGCAGGATCAAATAAATTAACTGGCGCACATACTGATACATCTTTTAATTTGATACAATCAGTAACAAATTTATCACTTAATACTTGGTATTGTGGTGCAGTAACATTTAATACAACCACTGGATGGGCTTTGTATTTGAATGGAGAATTAGAAAGTACAAATGCAACAGTTTCTCCAATGCCTGGAAATGGTGCAGTATCACTTAGTGCTTATGCTGGTGCTAATTTTTTTGCTGGCAGAATAGCTTTAGCGCAAATTTACAATAGAGCAATATCTGCGGCCGAAGTTAAACAGAATTTTAATGCACTCAGGGGAAGGTTTAACGTATGAGTGTACAATCAGGACCTAATGGCATCGAAAGTGGGTTAGTATTTTACTTAGATGCGGCTAATAGTAAGAGTTTTGCCAATACTGGAAATACTTGGACCGACATGAGTGGCCTTGGAAATAATGGTACATTAGTAGGTGGTGCAGCTTATAACTCTGGTAATGCAGGCACGTTTTCTTTTGATGGAGTAAATGATTGTGTGAATTGTGGGAATGCAGCATCTTTAGACATTAGACGGACGATGACTTTAGAAGCGTGGTTTAAAGTAAACTCCTTTAGTTTTGCTAGTGGGTGGAGTAACATTATTAATAAAATGAATGCGGCTGGAGATTCAAATACAAGAACATATGCTGCATGGTTAAACTCATCACAATATATCCACTTCACAACAGCAGATTCTACTGGCCAACAAGACTTTAATACATCAGCCATTCTTGTTGCTAATCGGTGGCATCATTGGGTGGGAATAATTGACAGAACAAATGGAAATGTTTTTCAATACATCGATGGCAATTTAAATACTAATGGCAGCGGTACTGTGAGAACAACTGATACTGTAACTCACTCCAATCCAATGTTTTTAAATGTTCCAACGGGTAGTGGGTATAGTCACTTTCAAGGAAATATTGCAATTGCTAAAGTGTACAACCGTTGTTTATCTACAGCTGAAGTTACACAAAACTTTGCTGCCCACAGAGGTCGGTTTGGAATATAATAAATAAGCGACTATGCTAGGAAACCAACACTTTTATAACAGAACCATACGTAAAATCGTAGTGGCGTTTGGCTCTATGTTTAATGATATTCAAGTTGTTCGTTACAACAAAGATGTCAATAATCCTGGTCAAATTTTTAAAGTACCATTGTCATATGGTCCAAAAGAAAAATACCTAACTCGTATTACCAATGACCCCGATTTAACAAAGTCTATTCAAACAATTGTACCTAGAATTTCGTTTGAGATGACAGGCATGTCATATGACCCTAGTAGAAAAAAAATGTCTACTATTCAAAACTTTGGCCTAGATTCAAATAATAGTTTAGTGACACAATTTGTACCTGTACCGTATGACTTTGATTTTTCATTATCAATCTATGTAAGAAATACTGAAGATGGTACTCAAATTATTGAACAAATTTTACCATTCTTTACACCTGATTTTACTGTAAGTGTGAATTTTATTCCATCACTAAGTCAAAAATATGATTTGCCTATTAAATTGGAATCTGTATCAACAAGTATTGACTATGAAGGTGACATGTCAACCACTCGGTTGATTATGTGGGACCTGACATTCACACTCAAGGGTTATATTTGGCC